ACCTGGTTTAGGAGCACCTCTACGTGTAGCTTGGTATTCAGCTATAGGAGCAGTGAGACTACCTAAACTACGAAGTAACTCTTTACCTTTTTCTTTAGTTTTATCTAAAAACGTAACGTCTTCTATAGGTTTTGGGTTTAAACGTTCCTGTTCAGTAACCATTGCTACTTGTTTTGGGCTAATCTCATTTAAAGTATTTTCAACTTCACCTGCTTTACCACTGTAAAATTCTGGTAAGTCTGTATACAATTCTTGATCGTCAAGACCTAAACCTACTTTTCCAGGGTTTGTTAAACCTACCTCTAAAGCTACTTCAGCAGCAAGACTAGCAGGCTTGCTTAATATACCAAAACCTGCAATAAGAGCTCCTTTTATAGCATTAGCTCCATATTTTTTACCTGCCTGTTTAGTCATATCAATAAATGTATCTGCGGCTCTACCTACTTTAGTTTGCGGTGCTTTACCATTTTCGTCTATGTAGTCTACGATAGGACCTCTAGTAGTAAAGTCCATACCATCTTGGTCTGGTATAGTTATTATATTAGAAGGCATAGCTTCTTTTAATTCTTGTCCAAAAAAGTTAGTTCTAAGATTTATAGTATAGTCTTTTTGGGTAGCCTTTACATTTCCATCTGTTTTATATTTTAACTTATCTGCAAAAGGCTTATCAAAATCTACATCTTCAACAAACTCTTTACCTGATTCATATACAACATTATCTAGTACTTCTGTTTCTATTAGTGCATCTATGTAAGGTTGTATTCTTATTCTGTTTATTAAATTATCTGTTTTTTTATTAGATAGACTTGCTGCTGTTTTATCGTCTAAAGGTTCAAAAGCATTGCCTACATTATTATTTACTATATTTTCTATATCTTGTGCATCTACAGGAGCATACTCTTGTTCTAGTAAAACTCCTTGTAACCTATTAGCTACATCAGACATAAAAGTAGGAGTATCTATAGTGCCTTGTTTAAAACTAAAAGCTATGTCTAGTTTTGTATCAGGAAAATCATCCATGTACTTATCTATACCTAAAGACATTCTATCTACTGCATAAGCAGTACGCCCTACGTAATCATCTGCTACATCTGCAGGCGTAGACAAATAATCAAATTGATCTATAAGTTTTTTTGCTACAGTGTCTACTCTATTATTATATTCTATAGCTTCCATCAATTCAGTAAGTACACCGCTATCTAGTCTTATAGCTGCTGCACCATCTGCTCCTGCTCTCTGTAAAGTTTTAGGTACAATTTTATTTAACAGAGATTTATTTTTATTCCAATCAGGAACTCCTTTATGATTAAAAGGAAGATAGTCTGCAGCTTTACGGTAACCTATTTCAGTGCTTCCTGTAATACCTTCAACAACTTCTTCTATTTTAGTTCCTACGTTGTTCATATAACCACTAGCATTTATTTCGTTAAATACACCTTCAATAGTTTGTTTAGCTGTATCTAAACTCATAGGTAAATCTACAAGAACTTTAGATTGTGAACCTTGATCTAATAGTGCTCTAAAAGCATTTGTATCTTTTTCTTGTTGTCTCCAAATAGCAAAATGTCTACTTTCAGGATTTACTCTTTTAGCTCTTTTTCTTTTAGCTTGTGTAGTTCCGTCTTCTACTGCTGCTGCTCCTGTTCCTATAGGAGTTTTAGGAAGAGAGGCTCCTGTATCTAAAGCTCTTAAGAAATCTTCACTAGCTCCTCCTTCAGGCACTACATTTTGTTTAAATATTTCAGAACTACCGTACACTCTTTCTTTTAGTGCAGCATCAAATTCAGATATTTTTTTAACAGCAGTTCTTACTGGAGCAGTTGTAATCGTAGTTTTTTTATCTAATAACTTTCTTGATTTATCGTAAACTATTTTATCATTGTAATATGAATTTACAATATTACTTTTTTGATGAAAATTCCAATGAGCATCAAAAGTAGATAGTTCTCTTTCTCCTAAATCTAAATCTACTAAAAATTTAGGGTCCATGTTTGCCCACGAAAGAACTCTATCACTATAATGGGCTCTCATTGTTTTATCTTTATGCCCTAATACATCTGATATATAATCTCCTTTACCCTGTATATTAGAATTTCCTAATAAACTTGCAGTTCCCTGCCTAAATAAATAAGATTTTCTAATAGGGTTTCCTGTATCTAAATCTATTTCTTTAAAAAAACTAGGGTCTATATCATTAGAACCAGAATCTATTACAGCATTTAAATATTTATTAACCTCAGTTGTATTTATAATATTTTTGTTACTACCAAATTTAGGGTCAGTAGAAAATATATATTTATTTGCATAAGATTTTTTATCTATACCTATTTCGTTTATTCTATTTTTTAATATTTTAGCTAAATAGTCAGACATAGGAACTATTCTTTGTAAGTTAGTTTTATTTAAACTATCAAGACGAATTGTTTTATTTTTAAAATCTATATCTTTAGGTCTTAAGCTACGTATATCTGCTACTCTTGCTCCTGTAGCATATAGTGCTTCTAGCATAGCAGCGTAAGTTTTTACATTTTCTACAGTATATCTTGACTTTGTTAACTTTCCTAAACTTTCTATAAGTGTTTCTGGGTTAGAACCTGCATCCAGTACTTTTTGTAAATTATCTACAAGACCTTTGTAAGATTCTGTAACTCCACGTATAACATAATCAGGTTCAACAAGTTTAAGTTTTTTTAAACTTGCAGTCATGTCTTTATACGAAGTCTTTGCAGCTCTATCTACTAACTTAGAAGTGCCTGCGTCTAAGTAATCAAAGGCTTGATATGTTGTCGATTTTGCCATCTAATATCCGAATACAGGGTCTTGTACCTCATATCTATCAAACTCTTTTGGTTTTCTAAACCTAGGATGATAGTATGGGCTGTTAACTAATCTTGTCATGCACATATATCTTAAAGCATCGTAAGCATGATCTTCTGCTTTTGTATCTACATCCTCTGGGTTTGTTTTACTTAGAGGTAGTGTAGGTAGTGTTCTTATCAACTGACTACAGTGATTAAATACTCTTAGTCTAGGTTCTCCCATGTCGTTCATACCTAAACGTTTATGCAATTCTATCTTTCCTGCTAACCTATTTCTATTTGATGCCATCCATCTTAGGTTAAATCTGTTCATGGACTCTGCTATACTTAGACCGTGACCTGTTCTACTAAAGCAAGATTCGTCTAATACGGCAGTCTGCATAGTAGGATCATCATATTCTAGTTCCATAATCCTTTCGGCTAATCCTTCTCCTGTATAACCTTTTCCGTAAAGCTCTCTATATATCCATAGGTTACCATCATAATCGACAGCCCCCCATAAAACACAAGAAGGACTAGAGTAACCATAGTCTGCAGCCCTAATGCGAGCCCAAGACCTAGGAATCTCAAAGGGATCAACAACATGTACTGAACGATCAAACTCAGCAAACGCTGCACCATCTGTAACATCCCAATCTCCTTCTAGTAATCTTCTCCTCTCCACTTCTGGTAGAGAGTACAACATAGCCTCATATTCCCCTGAAGCTATAAGGTAGGGGTTATCCGTTAGTCTTGCAGGGATGAATCTTCTTTGGAAGAGGGGCTTTCCTGCTTTTTCTTGGGCTGAGGCTCCGTATCTGAGGATAGTACCTTGTTCAACATCTTTAGCCCAAAAAGGCGTGTTTGGCTCGGCAGCATCAATATACATCTTTTTAACCCACCAACCGCCCATTCCACCTGGGTTAGCTGTGCAACGCATGTACGGTACAATGCTTTGATCCGTTGTACGGAGTCTTGAACGAAGGTACTCCCATACGTAAGGAGTTGGGTAATGCGTGATTTCATCGATTGCAATCCAGTTAAAACTTTGTCCTTGATATCTTGTAACATCTGTGTCTCTGTCTAAATATGAAAATAAAATCGTAGCCCCTGATGGGAATACCCAAGTCGATTTACTTTCTCTAAAAATAGCCTCTGGGAAAGCTTTCTTATATAATTGCCTACTCTTATCTATCAACTCTGTTAGTTCGCCCAATGTCCTTCTTAGGAGCAATCCCCTATGATTTGTATTATGAGCATACCTTAAAGCGTCTGCAAGTAGGGCATAAGACTTACCGCCACCTGCTGCACCACCATAAAGAACATCACGTTCAGGTGCTGCTAAGAACTCCATCTGCGGACCTGGGTTCGGTTTGAACGCCACTTCCTGTTCTGCTACAAACTCCTGGAACTGTTTCGGTGCAGATGCAAGCACGTCTTCCGTCATTGCAGCTTTTCCCTCCACTGCTTTCTCCAAGTGCTTGAACTTCTCTACTTTCTCTTTCTTTAATTGTCTCTGCCTCGATAGTTGGTTCTTATGTTTTGCTATCTTCTTGTCTCTATACTTTAACTGGGCTAGGGCAGCTCTGCGAGCTTTTACCTTAGCAGACACTCTGTATCGACCTTTCTCGCCTTCTTTAAGTTTAGGTCTTCCTTTTTTAGGAGTGTCCAAGTTCTTCAGCCTCTATATCTGATAGGTCTAATGCTTCTGCTTTCTTTGCAGGTAACAAAACAACAGCATGTATATGCTTGTTCTCTGTTACTACCTCTTGTCTTTTGGATATACCGCATCTATCAAGTATGTCTGTTGCTGCTTCAAACCTTAATTTCTGTCTAGCTATTGGTTCTTCTGTACTTCCTGATAAAGCATCCTTTATCTGTCCTACTGCACTGGCTGTTGTCGTTGCTAACAATCCTTTTGCTCTGTCTATTATGTGAGGTCGCATAGCTTTCGATACTGAAGACCTTGAGGACTCCGAATAGCCTGCTTGCAATAGACTTTGGGTTATATTCCCAAAGGTTTTTTCTCCTTCCGCAAAGTATGCGTCAAGAAAATTCTCTTGTTTTTCTGTTAATTCTTGTGATTTTTTACGTTGTGGTGTTAACATTTAGCACTTCCACCTTCTTCTTGCTTGTCTAATACGTGAATTAGGGTT